TCCCAATAAAAGTTGTCCCAATAGAAATTATCCCACACAGGGGTTGGTGACAAAACCGCAACCCCGGTTGAAAACAAATGCTGCCCAATATCTGCTGAAGCCCAGTCAAAGTTGTATCCAACGGAGAACTCTGTATAGTTTTCCCCTTGAACCTCAAGGGCGCAACGACGAAAACGCTTGCGAATCCGAAGCAGTTTGACGACATTCACATTGGTGATGAAGTAGGCATTGATCTGAGCGCCATCGAAACTTGTGCCCAGATCGTTCTCCATGACGTAACCGGCAGCGGTTCCGAAAATCGACACCGGGCTACCGTCACCCCACTCCCCGTCCCAAGCACAGAGCACTGCATCCGGGTATTGCACAACCCCGTGCCCAACCAACTGGGAATTCATCACGGTTGTGAAAACACCATACCCGTCCGAAAAGAACACACGATATTGGCTGTTGGTTCGATTCACCCCGGAAGCTGTGACCAAAAGGCGACGCGCAGCGACGATACTGTTGATGTTGTAGCTCAAGCTCCCTGTGTCAAAGTTGCCGTAATTCAAACTACTCTGCATCGAGATGATGCCGCGGTCATCCAAGGTATAACTGTCCGAGAGATTCTGCATGGTATATGGGTGAGCCCCAACACCGAGAGCGTAGGTGACAAACTTCCAATCAGCAGTACTGGTGCCGTAAAGCATGTAGATGGTGTTCCTGCCGTAGATCGCCAGCGCGCCACCTTCACCGGTTCCCGGTTGAACCAACATACCAGTCACTTTGTCCGAGGTTCCAATCTCCCCTGCACCATTGATCACCTGATAATCAAAAGGATCGCCGAGTGCTGAATGAACAATCGAGGTGGAGTATGAAAGAAAAAGGTGCCCCTTGAAAGCATGGATGTGGTCGGGTGGGAAAGTCATTCCGGTTCCCGTGATAGGGGAATAGGTGACACCGTCGAACGCGAAAGGATCATTTACCCCGTCGCACCCGTAGATTTTCATGGATGTTGGGCCAGCCGTGAAATTGGCCACAACCATCTCGTAACGCCCGTTCGGCAAGAGCGTCACCGGCAAAGTGACATTCACCCAACCGGCCGGGCTGGATTTATAAAGCTTGGCTTCTGTTCCACCAATGTTGTTGCGAAAAGCATAAACCACGTCGTTGAAGACGATGCACCCAAGCACAGGGCCGCTTCCCGGAACCGGCATAATGTCGGCACGGTAGATGTTGGCCGCGGCAGCTTTGAGTTGAGCAAGCACTTTCGGATTCACAGCTCCGAAGCTACCGGTGCTCGTCCCAACAACCGCGGCACCAACAACGATGTCGGTCGGCCCACCAGACGGAATTGAACCAGCAACCTTCGTCAAAGCGAGGTAGTTGTAACCGGGATCGCACACAACACCGCTGAGGGTTCCGATCGTCACAGCGTCACCGACAACAGGTCGCGCACCAGACCAAGTGGCTTGCAACACCGTCACCGAAGCGGCGCTTGGTTTTTGATGACCATCGAATCGCTCATACCCAGCAATCCGGTAATAGCCACCGAGCGGCCGGGCGGCAAAATTGATTGTGTCACGGAGAACCCCCGGAGCCAAATTAAACGCTGGTGTGACGAGATCGAGGCCACCTCCGAGTGGGATCAGGTCGTACTGCGTCCGTGGTAGCCCTTCCGGTCTCAACATAACGGGCCTCCGACCACAATCTCCGGCGACTGATCGAGGGTCATCCGCAGCATGATCTCGTTGTAGGCGGAATCGGCCCGCATCACCACTTCAGGCGCGGATTCGTACATGCCGTAGTGGCGCAGCGCGCGCCAAACAATCGCCATTTGCCAACGATCGGGGATGATCGGAACATCATCGCTGTCGATCAGATCGGGCGGGACGATGATCTGTTGGAAGCTGAGGTAGTACGGGGCATCCGGCACAGGGGCAATGCGCAGATGGGTGTTCTCATCGACGGAACAGTTCAGCGGGCGGGAAAAGGTATCGCGCCTGGAACTGAAGAGCCAGTAGTCGCGAAACTCCGGCCAACGCATGTTGAAGACGAAGGTCTCATCGTGCTTGTTGGCATTGAGCGACACCCGCATCGAGCGGGTGTCCCACTGGCCAAGCAGCGGGAGATTCAGATCGTCCTTGGTATAGACGGCTTTGCCGGGGGTGAGTTGAACAGTGACTTCACCACGCAGGAAATAGAGTTGGTATTGGTCCGCGTTGCAGATTTCACGGTAGGCTTCCTGCACCCATTTCACCACGCGGAGGGCTTCTCCGGTTTGGTTCTGCACCGAATTGATCTGTCCCGAGATACCGCCTTCCCGATACACATCTTGCACGATTTGGAGGAAAGTTTTCATCTCACGCCCTGGGTATAGTTCTCGCGATGGTAGCAAAATAAAACCGGCGCCACAAGGGCGCCGGGAAAGCAAGCGAAACAGGAGGAAGCGCCTGCTTTATTAGGTTGGGCTGGCCAACAGCGACTTGAGCCAAGCGGCGCCACGCGGGTTCTTGTCGGTGATGATGCTGAAGGGGTACTTGAGCGACGAGCGCCGGACGATCTTGGTCGAGCGTGAGCCATCGGGAGTGGTGTATTCCGGAGTGCTGATCGCCTGCTCCTTGACCGAAGCCAGGATGGCGACGTACTTGCGCCGCACCCACTGCGCTTCGCCACGGAAGAAGTATTGATTGACCCCGTTGCAGGCGGTGTAGATCGGGTTTTCGGCGTTGGTATCTGTGCTCTCATGAACCATCACCTCCACCATTTCCTCGTTGAACTTCAGTTCGTCGAACTGCTTCTTGTCACCGGCGCCACCCTTCGGGGCCGGCACGACTTCGATTTCGACAGCCTGGGCTTCGTAGGGGTCAAGGCCGAGAATGGGTTCCGGGCTTTGCGGGGTTACGACATCGGAGTCGAGGGTTTTCTTGTAGGCCATGTTGATGCTCCTGTTGAATATTGAGTGGTTGGATATTACGTGAAAGTATTGACGGGTACAACCTCAAGCAAGAAAACGGTTTTGCTGAACGTCACCACCGTCGCATTCACTTCGGCCGACACCATTGAGCTTGAAACGAGAGACCTCAAGAGCTTCGAGGGCGTCGATAATTTCACCGGGTGATTGCATTGTCGTGTTCCTTAGACCTTGTGGGCACGCACGGTGCCGCTCGTGAGGGCGAAGCTGTTGATCTTGCCGTAAATCCACGTGCCGGCCGGGAAAGCCCTGCCGAGACAGGGCTTTCCAATTTCAGCCGAGCGAAGGCTTAGGCGAGGTTGCCGGCGCCGACGAAGGCGGTCGCCATCCACTGTTGGTTCAGGATGACGGAGACCTGGTAGAACTTGGAACCGACGTACCCTCGCTGAGCGAGCGGATCAGCAGAGTCACGGTTGCCGACCGGGATGATACCCAGATCGAACGACTTGGCGCCACGCAGAGCGACGGAACCGTAGGCTTCCTGACCGACGACCACGATCGGATACACGTCGATGTTCGTACCACCCGTCGAAATGCAGCCGGTGGCACCGACAGCAGCGCCGCCGTTCTGGAACGGAACCAGTTCGGGATTGACGATGAAGCGGAACTGCTCGAACGAGCCGATTTCCATGTCGTGCATGGGCTTGCGCGAACCGTAGGCTGCGACCGGGGTGTAGCCGGGGAAGGCCGTGGCGTCACGAAGGTCGGCTTCGATGTCGCTGGAACAGAAGACCAGGAACGCGGCTTCGATCGGCTTGGTGCCGATGTTCGGGGTCGGAGAGAGGATGCCTGTGATCTTCTTGGTATGGTTGCGCATCAGGGAGCGCGCAATCTTCCGCAGCATATTGGCGGTCAGCTTGCCATTGACAGTCGCGATCGTGGTGCCGTTGCCGCCGAAGAAGCGGTTGGTGTTGGCACGGACCTTGGAGTAGATTTCCAGTTCGCGAATGAGGATCATGCGCTCGGCGACTTGCGTCTTGAGGGCGTCCTCGATGTCGTCTTCGTACATGTCGGCGACAACATCGGTGAAGGAGTACAGGCAGGCGTATTGCACCATGACCGCGGTAACGTCCTGGGAGACGATGGTGTCCGGGGTCGGGGTGACGCCTTCGGCCGCGAGGTTGTTGGTCAGCGTGGTGCTGACACGGTTCGAGGCTTCGGTTTCGACGGTATTGGCCGGAGAAACATCACCGATGAGGATGTTCGGGTTGGCGACGGCGGCGTTGTACGGGACCCAACGACGGAAGATGATCGTGGTCGAAGAGTTGCGCGGCAGTTCCTTGTTGAAAGCCGCGAGTTGCAGGATTTCCAGCGGAATGGCGCGAGCCAAAATCTCGCCCTTCACTTTGCCGATACGCGGAGTCTGGGTTGCGTAAAGTTGGCCTGGCATGATGTGTTGCTCCTAAGCAGTGGTGGTTGAATTCGGGTCTTGCTATTTCCCGGCCACTATCAGGGTCAGGTGATCATTGGCGTCAGCTATGGCGCTATGGGTGGATCATAGGGTATTGCTATTCCAAATGTCAATAGGCAAAAAAATACCCGGCTTGTGACCGGGGCTGCCTATCGGCGAATGCTGCTTATTTCTTCGAGGCCCTGTTCAGGATGCCACCCTTCGCCTTGTCAGCGGCGGCGAATTCCTTGGCAACGCCGACAGGAATCTTGATCCCCGATTCCTTGGGCGGCTTCCAGCCGTTGGCGATTGCTCGCATCATGCGGGCCTGCTTGCCACTTACTGACGGCATGTCGTCGTCTTGATACCGGAGGCCGAGGTCTCGGTCGTGCAAACCGGCTCGACCTTGGCCACCTTGGCCACCGGAGCGGCTTCAGCGCGCGGCGCCGGTGCCGGAGCGGATGCCGGAAGCTGGCCGGCGGTGGGCGGGCAGAGATTACCGAGCGCGCCAGCCACATTCGGGTTCTGGCATTCGAGGCGCAAAGCGGCATCGGCAACGGCGATCGCCTTGTCCTGGGCGCCAACACCGTGGTACAGGCGACTCAGTTCGCGCAGATTGCAAGGATCGTCAGCGACAGACCCGCCACCAGCAACGCCGACACCGATAACGCTGACGCCGGCAGACATTGCCACACGGCAGGGAGCCGTGACGCCCATCGGCGGAGCATAGACCTGGGGAGCCGTCTTGACGGTGCTGGTTCCGGTGTTCTCATGCGTGATGCGGCCATTTGTCGTGATCTCCTGGACGACGTTCGCGGGTGAGTTGAAATTGATATTCTGGGCATTGCCTTGGGTTGCGGTCGAGGCAGCGCCGGAAATGGAACCAGCCTGCGAGGCCGAGCCGGCAATGGCGCCCGCCGATTGAGCGGATGCGGTGCCGATACAGGCAAAAGCCAACGCGGCGATGGTGAGAATCTTGTTCATGATGAAGCGTGCTCCTGTGTGGTATGCAGTGATGAGAGATGGGGCCGAAGCCCCCGCCTTGGGTGTTACAGGTTACGGATTGACCTGGATGCCAATGGTGCGGTAGCTGCCGGTCGCGCCGGTCAGGTTGCCGGAACCGCCGGTGGCTTGCGACGTGCCGGCAGCAAGACCGAGAGCGCCAGAGCCGGTACGGGAGTTGCCAGTGGCACCGCCGAACTGATAGACAGCAACGCCGTTGGGGCCGACAACACCGCCAGCGACAGCACCTTGTGCGGTCGAGGCTTGGCCACCGGTGGCGGCGACGCCGACCAGGGCGGCACCGGACTGGCTGGTGGAACCGGCCAGCGAACCGCCGACAACACCGGCATTGACCCCGCCAGCGAAGAGGTTGGCGTCAGCGGCGAAGGCGAAGGCGGTAAAGAACAGCGATGCGACGAGGGTGAAAAGACGTTTCATTTGGTTTGGTCTCCTGAGAGGTTAGGGTGAAAACATGCTACCACAAAGCGGACGCTTTGTCAAGTGGATTTTGATCCTACGTTATCCACACGATCAACGGTTATTTCACGTCAATAGCCAGATTTTTCACGCTCGCGTTTAAATCCCGCAACAAACGCGTCTTCCTCGCTCACATCGCGGGTCGCCGGGGTTGGCGTGGTCTCGGCCCGCACCGCCTGACGAAGCCGCACGGCCGGCGTCTGAGTCGTCTTGGGTGCCGGAGCGGGTGGCTGCTTGATCTGTGTGGCCTTGACCCAATCCTTGAACTCGGTGAGCTTGCGGGAGATGAAGGACGCATCCTCGGATTCCATCAGGGCGGTGCCGTCTTCGATCACGTTGTCGCGCCACAGGGCGAATTGCGGAGTGCGGATGATGTTGTTCCAGTCCGGGTGAGCGGACGACAACACCTTGACCTCCATCGCGCGCTCCTGCTGCTTCTGGAAGGCGGTGAGCTTCTCGTTCAGGATGCGATCCACATCCTCGGCCGTGAAGGTCTGCGGAGCAGGCTCGGCCGGCGTGGCGGGGGCGCCGTCGCCAATCCCCTTCAGGTCCTCGCGCAGAAGCTCGGCAAGCTCGGGGAATGCGGCGCCAAGCTTTTCCAGCTTGAGATCGAATTGGCGCTGCTCGGATGCCGTGCGCGGGGCCTCTTTCAGCTTCTCGACCTGCTGCATGAGGGCGCCGATGCGACCGCCCAACTTGTCGAGCGTGGCCTGTTGCTGCGACACGCGGGCCAGGGCCTGCGCCACCTGGTCCTCGGTCAGGCCGGCAAGCACAGTCTTGGGCGACTCGGGTGTCGGTTCCGGTTCAGGTGTCGGCTCGGGTGTCGGTTCCGGTTCAGGTGTCGGTTCCGGCTCGGGCGTCGGCTCGGGTTCCGGTGTCGCTTCGGCGCTGAATCCCTTCAGGAACTCAGCCTCTTCGGCGGCAATTTCTTCCGGGGTCTGGGTGGCGATCAGCCGGTCTTCTTGGTCACTCATTGATTTCAAGCTCCTGTTCAGGTTTTTCGATGGACAGCAAAAGTTTCATCTCGCGCAGCGCGGCGCGCGTCTTGATGGTTTCCTCGTGGGAAAGCTCGCCTTCGAGCCTTGCCCGCAGTTCCACACAGCGTTGGGTGGCGTATCCCTTGACGAGCAACCACCCTGCGCTCTGGCGATGTTCGGGGGTGATGATCATGGCTTTGAAAACCTGTCGAGCTTGTAGATCACGCTCAGGAAACGGGCGAGCATACCGTCGAACAAGTTCTCGACAGCCGCGTCGCCGTCGCACAGGGCGCGCATGCCGAGCAGGTCCTGGTAGCGTTCCTTCAGGTATCCGGAGATGTCTTCTTCCGGTGCCGTGGGGGTATTCCCCATGCCGATCAGGGCTTCGATCAGGGTGTCGCTGTCATCCCGCAAACCCGCGTAGAACTCGCCGAGCGCCATGTGCTCCGAGTAGCTGGTGCTGGCAAGGTGCTGCTTGTGCGCCACGTCGGCGGTCTCAAGCAAGTGAGCAATCAGTTCGTCCATCAGTTGAATCTCCTGCGTAGTTGGTTCAGGGCGTCTTCGGCACTGTGCGCCACAATCACGTCGTGCCCAAGAGCATCAAGGTGGTGGCCGATGCCGGCCTGTACTGCGCTTATGATCCCGGCCTTGGCCTTCATTTCGATGAAGATGGTCTCGGCGGACGGCAGCAGTATGATCAGGTCCGGCATTCCGGCGAGCACACCTTGAGTCTTGAGGTTCATCGCTTCCCGGCCGTCGCGGCTGCCGCCATTCGGAATGGCGGCGATGATCGGGCGTTGGGCAAGGTCTTCGATCGCGGCCCAACAGCGCCGCAGGGCGGCGACAAGGCGGGCCTGCTCACGCGCTTCCTCGCGCTTGATCGGCACGGTCTCGGGCGCCTGAAGCTCGTCGTTTCTTGGGAGTGGGATCATTGGGTCGGTCTCCTGTTAAACAATCGCAACCATTGTATCAAATGCCGCGATGGCCTCTTTCTGGCTGGCATCAGAGCGATTCACCGTATCCTTCCGGCGCCCGGCCAGGGGGTTCAATCACCGGCATGTCGGTCTTGGCGTTACCCAAGTTTTTGATGTGCTCTGCCGGATTGACCCTACCCATGATAGCCAATTCGCGTTGCAGGTCCATCTCACCACCCTTGACAGCAAGCTGCGCCTTGATGGTATCGAGGCTGAGCTTGTCACGCTGCGCAAGCTCAAGCATGAGAAGCTCGCGACGCAGGTGCATCTCGGCGATCTTCGCGTTGGAAGTGACCTGGGTGCGCATGGCTTCGGCTTCGACGTAGATTTGATCGCGGTCGCGGTCTTTCTCGATGCGCGCCAGATCGGTGCGGGCAGCGATCTTGTTGGACTCGATGCGGGCCTCGGCGGCAACTTGGGCGGCTTCGACACGTGGGTCGGGTTGCGGCGGCTGCGACATGATGGTGGCAAGCTCGGCCTTGGTGAATTGGATGTCTTCCGCGTTGAGGCCGTTGAGCTTGGCCACTTCCCTGAAGTAGCGCGCCGGGTCGATGCCGAACGCCGGGTTGGCGAGCATCTGCGGCACCGCCTGCATGAGGAAGGTGGCGCGCACATCCTTGGCGACAAGTGCGCTTGAGCCGCGCGGGACGATCTGGAAATCGCCCTTGATCGAATCGTCCTCGCCGAAGGTCATCATCCACTCGTAGTAGCGGGTGACGTGCGGCTTGGTGATCGAATCGTCGAAGATGCGCGCCATGCGGCGCAGCAGGCCGGAGGCGTTGCTCACCAGAATCTGCATGCCGCCGACGGTCTCGGGCACGCCGTTCGGCCCCTGTTGGCCTTGCAGCAGGATCGGCAGACCCGTGACGTTCTCGGCCATCTTGAGGATGAAATCAACCGCTTGCAGCAGTTCAGCCTGGATGCTCGGAATCTGAACGGCGTTGAACGCCTTGGTCACATCCGGAATATCCGCATCCGGCTTCAAAATCCAGACTTTTCTCGGTGTGATTTCCCATTGGGAGTTGGCCGGAATGATCGAGCCGCGCGAGAGGATGATCTGCGGGCCGCTGGACAGGCCGGCGTTCTCCATCATCGAACGCACTGTGGCATTCAGGATGGCCTGACAGGCGCGAATCTGACGCGCGATGCCGATACCCCAGGGGCTGCCGGCGGTGCGCTGCCAACACATGAAGTCGTAGGGGAAGTTGCCGTCGTCCAAGGGTGTCAGGTGCGCCTTGACCGGGGTGTCGTTGATCATGGTGACGGTCGCCGAGACTCCACCTTCGATGTCGCCGCAGTCGCACCCCATCGCCGTCACGTCCTCGACGGACAGCACGCCCGTGTAGAACCACACGTCGAAGCGTTGGGCATCTTTCTCGTGGGACTCGTATGGCGCCATCGCCTGCACGAGGGTGGCGTTGCGCTTCGGTCCTTCTTCGAGCACCTTTTCAATCGCGTCGGGGAGATAGCCCAGGGCCGGGCTTTGGAGGTCGCGCACGCACTTCTCGACCATCGTGTCGCGTTCGATGAAGAACTGTCCCGAGTGGATGTCGTCGCCGCACGCCGGGTCCGGGTAGCAGTTCCACACCGGGATGCACTTGGATTGCGGCACGATTTCCTCAACCACGATGTCGCCGTCCTCGGTGCTCTTGCGCGAGCGCCGCACGGTCGGAATCGGCCCGCGCATGACGCCCGTGCCGAGCCGCGCGGCGTCATCCACGAGCTTGCGGAGTTCAGAGTTGTATCCAGACTCCGCAAGCGCGTCGTCGATCCAGTTCTGCGCGCCGAGCGCGGCCTTGCGAACAATAGCCATCAGGCGCTCATTCTCGTCCTCCTGCTGCACTTCCGCCTGGGTTGCGGGTTGGCCGGAGGCGTTGATCATCTGCGGTGCCTGCGCCTGGGGCACCTGGGGCGGTTGCTGCGGCTGTTCAGGCGGCAGCGCCTGACCTTCGATCACCTGGCCGTTCAGGAGGGCGAAGGGGATCAGGCTTGGCTCGACGCTGAAGGCGCGGTCGTCGATCGGTGAGAGGACCTCGATCACTTTCGATGCCGCGGTTTCCACGTAGGGTCGGGTGATGTTCAGGAAGACCTTGGACTTGAAGTTCCCACCGCTCGGCTTGGCGATCAGGGGGCTGTCCAAAGTCAAGCCCTTGTAGTACATCGAGCGACTACTGTCTTCCTCGCCCTCGTAGTACGCCTGATCCTCGGCCCATTGGCGCTCGATGCCGGAGGCGGCCCGGAACTTGACCGCCGCATCCCGCCGCTTGACCAGCACCTGTCCGAGCTTCTCGCGCAGTTCCTGGTTCTTCCGCTCCCTGTCGGCTTCGAGATTCATGATCTCTTCGAGGGCGTCGGCCTGTTCCTGCGTCAGGTCCTCAAGGGGGAGTTCGGCCATATCATTCATCAGAGTTTTCCTGCGAGAACTTGGGCGAGGATGCCCGATTGTTGGATTGCTTCGTCCTTGTCGCGCCCAGAGAAGACAGAGCCAGCGCCAGTGGAGAGTTGGTTGGCCAAGCCGGTCTTGGCCGGGAGATTCTGGTTTTGCGCCAGTTCCGCCTCGGCGCCGGTCAGGGTGGGCGAAACAAGTTCCTTTTGCTCCCGGTTGGATGGGGTCTTGTACCCCGGTTCAACCGGAAGCACGCCAGCCTCGGGCGGCTTCTCGTTGAAGTCCATGATGCGGATTTTCAATCCGTCCGCCGGCACCCATTGGTTGTTATAGACCACATACCGTGTGGCAGTACCGTCGCCGTTGTTGAGCCACACGTTTCTTTCGCCAAAACTCATGGCTTCAGCCATACCCGAACCCGGTGGTCCAAGCGGCTGTGGTGCTTCAGGCAGGGCATCCACCAAGCGCCCGGCATCCTTCACCACACCCTTTTTCTTATCCACATTCATCGGTTGGAAGCCGCCGTCCTTGCCGCCGATCACACCGAACATCCCGCTCGGTTCTTCCTGGGCTGCCAAGGCTGCGGCATGCTCGGGAGTGCCTGGATTCAACCACTTTTCCTGTGGCTTGGGTGGCGCATTCGGATCACCGTGCGGGTTGTAGATGTACGGTTCCGCACTTGCGTTGGCCTCAGCCTGCTTCTGGGCGACATACTCGTCATAGGCTTTCTGTTGCGCCGCTTCCTCTTTGGTGAGAGGGGCCTTGATCAGCGACTTCGCTGCCGCTGCCCGACCTTCCTCGCTCCACGCATCGACATACCTGATGGATTTCGGATCGACTTGTGGCGGCGCGTTCTTGTCGTTCAGGACACTCAGCATCGGCCGACCGGACGCAAATTGTTCAGCGAGCCAGTTGATGTAGGCCAGTTGCTGCGCCTCTTGCTCGGGGGTCATGATTCCGATCTGCGTCCTCAACCCTTCACCAAAGGCGCCGATTCCGAGATCAGCAATGGCGTATTCCCGGCCTTCCTTCACTGCCTTGACCAACTCGTTGTAGTTGCCGGCCCGTTGGTTGTAGGCATCGGTTCGCCTCTTGTTGTCGGCATTGTAGGCTTCGATCGCCTGCGCATAGCTGTTGAACCGCTTCTGGTTCTCTTCCAGTGTCTGCATGATTATCGAGCGTCTCGGCATCGTTTTGGGTCCATCAGGTGAGTTCGGGTGAGAATATCAGGAATCGGTCGAGCAGTTCGGGTGAGAATATCAGGAATCGGTCGAGCGAGCGAGACTAAAATATTATCCCGTCAGGTTCCCACCGTTCAGCATTCGGAATCCGATCGTCGTCATCCTGGTTGAGGAGGCTCAGGGTGTCGGACTCATTTGCGTGCAGGGAAGCCTTCTTCAATCCCACGGCAAGCTGTTGGTAGGCGTCCGCCGCGTTTGAGTAGGCGTTGTGCAGTGGCGATTGCGTGAAGCACTGCCGCGACTTGTCGTAGCCGAAGCTGTAGCCCCGCAGGGCCACAAGCCCTTTCTGGCATCCTGTCTCGTCGAACCATGAGCGCGCCAGCAGCATCCGCGCCGCGTCGATCTGTTCGGCCTTCGAAAGCTTCGGCACGATCCTGATGTTGCGCATTCCCATGTTGCGGAGCGTCTGAAGGCGGCTGACACCAGTCCCAAGCTCCCGCACATTCGTGTCGTGTGGCATCAGGTGGGTGCCGAACTGCTTGGCGTAAGGCAGTTTTCGCAGGTAATTCACGAAGTGGTCCAGACCCTGGCCGGACTCTTCGTAGAAGTCGAGAAGATGCACTTCCTTCCCCACGGTCTGCGCGGTCCAGATACTCGTCGTGTCGCCCATCCCAAGGTCCCATGCCGTGATGACCGGCCCGCCGTCGGGCTGCCAGGGCACCTTGGTGATCTGCCGCGGGATGATGTGCTGAAGGAAAATCCGCCCGGTCACAACCGCATCGGGATCGCATTCCATCTCGGCCTGATAGGCTTCCTCGGTCATGCTGCGCTTCAGATCATCAAGTTCCTCCTGGGGCAGGATGCCGGATGTGGATGCCTTGACGAGCAGGCTGAACCATCCCGAATTTTGAAGCAGCGCCTTCTGGTGCAGGAGCCAGAGCGGGTTGTCGTGTCCCTTCACGGTCCCGCAGAACACAGCGAAACCACTCCTGTCAGCCAACGCCGGCCGGATGATCACATCCCAAACCCACGGCGCGATGTCCTGAAACTCGTCGATCGCAGCGCCGTCCAGAAAGAGGCCCCGCAACTTGTCGGCATTCTCGGCACCCAGGAGCATGATGCTTGCTCCCGGCTTGTTGAGGTCCTTCGGGTCGGGCAGCGTCACCGTCAGGTTCATCTCGCTGATCTTGTACCCTGGGCATTTCCCAAAGGGACTCGTGAAATCCTTCAGGTACTCCCAAGCCACGGCCCGTGCCTGGTTCTGGAAGGGGCACATGTATGCGAACTGCTGCCTGAGACCGTCATTGCGCGGGATCAGGGCGCGGATGATCAGATCGTTCAGCACGCTTACCGTCTTCCCCGATCTCCGGTGACAGATGAGCACGGACCACCTTTGCGTCCGGTTATGGAAGCCCACGAAGGCAGCACGCGGGACGTAGCTGTAGGTTGGGTTTTGGGTTGTCGGGTTCATGGTCGAGCGAGACGGTGAGGTTTTGATTGTGGGGGTTGGGGTGTGGTGGGGATCACCCATTCAATCGGGCCACACCCATGCAGATCAACCGGCACTGCGTGGGTGACAGGTTGAAGACGCGGGAGAGGTCATTGTAGCTGGTGCCGAGTTCGGTGCGCATGGTCCGCATTTGTGCCACTTCTTCGGTCGAAAGCTTGGTGAGACCGTGCCGCTCACCGGAGGCGCGGCCGACCTTGTTGATTGGCCCTGGGGCATTCTTGTGGGTGTCTCCGCGCACGATCTTGCTGATGTTCGTCTGCCGCGTGCCGAAGCTCTTGGCAATTTGCGACTGAGACTGACCATCTGCATAGAGTTGCCTGATCTGTTGCACTTGGGCATCGTTGATGCGCTTCGGTATCTGTTGCACTTGGGCATCGTTGATGCGCTTCG